CTACGCTACGCCCCATAGTAATATACTGGTTTGTAAGCCAGTCTTTATTTTGCCAGTCTCGCATTACCACTTGCCTATAGGACAACGAGCATCGGCTAGTTCTGTTTTAAGTTTCATGAAGCAATGACATAATTTACAACGGGATCCATTCTTTTTAAAATGTTCACACGCTTGACATATTTTTAAGCGGGATTCAATGACAGCATCACTGGCTCTAGGCGTAGAAGGTTTAAGCCAATCACCAAAACTTACATCACTCATACAATCAACTTCTCTGGATCGCCAATAATAGATGTATCCACAGTAGTCCAGAGTTGATATGACATGGAAGGTGCAATCTTTGCATGAAAACCTGGTTTGTCAATCACGTATTTAAAACCACCTTTCTTAGAAACTTTTACTCCCCATTCTCCATTATAGTCAAGTTTAGAAGCCTCAAAGACAAATAGGTAGTATGTCTTATCCTCATCCTTTCCTGGGACGTTAGACCAGTCCTCAGAGGCTTTAGCAAGGCATATGTAGAAGTCTGCGTGAGTATCTGCTATTGCTTCTACCATTGCTTCTATTCTGTTGTGCTTACCTAATCTACTCCCCGAAAATTTTAGGGTTTTCTTTTTTGGATCATAAATCCCCGACTTAATTGAAAACGATTTGCCAGTATCTAGTGTAAGATCCTTTGAAACAGCATGTGAGCGATTGGGCTTCCAGTCATTAGGATATCCGTTTTCCTGCAAGGCTTCGGATATAAGTTCTTCTAAAAATTCAGAAATTGCAGGTAGTCGGTATAGCATGTGATGTAAGCGTAACTTGCTCAGTAAGAAAAGTTTAAGTGTATCTTTGATGCTATCTACCATTACTCAATTGTAGCCTATCAAACCTTATTTGTCCAATATAACAATTTGTTACCAGTATGTGTACATAGAGCATTATTAATGCATGTGTTGTACAAGGGTGGTTTGATATCTCTATTTCGGCGAATTTTAAAATCGGCGGAGTCTAGTCGGGCGAACTTTATATTTATTTATCTAATCTCAAATAATGGTATAATAATCTCATAATGACCACTACAGACTGGGCACAATTCATTCTTGCTTTGCTTTCAATTGGAGCGATTGTAGTTGGATCAATTCGTTGGTATATTCAAGCCCAGGTAAAGCCAATAGTAGAAGCGGTAGAAGACATTAGATCGGAAACCAAAACTAACGGCGGATCTTCAATGCGTGATGAAATTAAGCAAATTAAACTTGAGCAAGAAAATGCTAGAGAAAAGCGTAAAGCAACTAGTGATAAACTAGATCATATGTACGATGTATTACTTGAGTATGTTGCTCGTGCTAAATAACTACTATATATAATATATAAGATATCTTAAAAACCTTACTAGTTAGTTATTTCTTTTCTTTATATTTTTAAGTATACACTATCAGTACTCTGGACTATTAAGACAAAATGGACATATAGTACTTTTGTAAGTATAACAATTTGATAACAATTTCAATACACTCTGGCTTTATATCTTAAAATTTTTAATTATAACTTTTTGTTACTAATACATATACTTGGGTAGATGTTTAATAGCTAATTTATAAATGAATGTTATAATCTATAGTGATTGGCTCCTAGGTTGCTCTCTACCCACCCCACTGCCCCTAGGAGTCAGTCCTTTTTATTATGGTATAATCAATGATATGTGCTCACCTACGATAGAAAAATTTGGGGCCACCCCAGCAAATATACAATGGACTGTTGTTCGTGGTGACTCTGCTTCTTTTACAGTATCCCTTCTTGAAAATGATGAAGTTACAGCATTTGACACAGAAGGCTGGACTTACTCAGCAACAGCCTATGATCCAATTGCAGATGTTTTAGACGAGCTCGTAGTTACCTCTAGCGGAAGCGTTGTCACAGTTACCGCTCCAGCAGACACAACAGCAAACTGGGGAATCAAGTATAAGTCAGTGGTTGCAGAGCTTTCTTTTGATCTTCAGGCAGTAGTTCCAGATGGTCCTTCAGTAATAACATGGACACCAGTTATTGGAACAATTTGCGTACTGGGAGATGTTTCTCCAGCAAGCACAAGAACTACAAGTGGGATATCTTAAATGATAATTAAGATTAATGATACTAACATTAAGGTACCCCCACTAATTAAGATAAACGGTACAATTTTTAAAGTAAAGAAGTAGTCTATGACTATATCAAAAAATATGGATGCTCCAAAACCAAAATATGGAGAAGCAGTAAAATTAACAAAAAATACCGACTCTGCTAACACAGAATATATTGCTGTGCCAGGAATTCAAGGTGAAAAGGGCGACCCAGGACCTGCGGGACCAATAGGACCACAAGGTGAAAAAGGCGAAAGAGGTCTTACAGGCAAAGACGGAAAAGATGGCAAGGAAGGCCCAGTAGGTCCAAAGGGCGAAGCAGGAAGAGGCGGAAGTAGTTACGCTAGTCCTTCTGGACAATATCCTGGTTGGGCATATTATGAAAATGAAAATAAAAAACCAATTTTGCTTGGCCCAGATAGAGGCGATGATGGATGGGTAAATATTTTAATGACAGACGACCCAAAAAGTAATAACTTAAATTTTTTGCCAGAAGAACATGTTTCTTTGTGGAACTCAATGACTCAAAGAGTTAATTTTAAACAATTAAAAATTGGAACAAAGGTTGACATAAGATATGATTTTATTTTAGAGACAGATACAAACAATACAGAGGCCTGGATAAGAACTTTTATTCCAAAAGTAGAGTGTCCAATTGGCTATATAGGAATGCTTAAATATAAATACCCATACGAAATGTCTTTCAATCAAACCTTGTACGTAGATCTTTCAAAAATAAAATCTGAGGGTGGTGTAATTCAAGCAAGAACAGATAATGAAGCAACTTTTATCCTAAAGGGAATGTATATATCTGTATCATAAAAAAATACCCCCAAGGCATATAGCCAAGGGGGATTTTTTATTTATCTTTAAATGTTTTGTGGGAACTTCTTTAACCACATCTTGGTTTTGGCTGTTATACCGTGCCAAGCAGACCAGTCCTTACCACCATCGCTCATATGGTATGCAATTTGTGCATTAATGACAGGATTCAATAGGTCAAAGTTTGTGTCAAGATTAAACTTGTCACGACGCTCTGAACCTAGATCGCTAATCATGTTAATCTGAAATAGCCCATAGGAACTATCTCCTGTTTTTGTGTTGCCATTGAATCTGATTGGTTGTCCATTAGATTCTTTCTTTGCAACTGCCCAAGCCTCTTTCAAGTCCTGTCCTTTAAACCCTACTGCTTTTAGAACTAGCGCCAAATCTTTGTCTGAAAGAATTGGTGCATTTTCATACTTCTTTAATATTTCTGCCTTAGAAATCAAAAAAACCGCTTTATGGGCGGTATCTTGTTCTTGGGCTGACTGACTTAGTAAATTGTTTTTTGTAGTAGCATTTGCATTGTTTGAAAAAACAGCAGATGAAACCACCAATAACATTACCCCTAACCACACTTTAGTTTCTCTCATAGTTTTTACCTCCTAAGAAACGAATGAGACCTGTTTAGGTCTCAAATTAAGTATAGCACTATTCTACTCATAAGTACAAACTAATGTCCGTTTTGTACCAAGATACAATTATAACGTTTTGATAACAAAATATATCATTACTTATATGATATAATAAAAGAACTATGGCTACATATAGAGGGCAAGGCGCATCCACATACGATATTGGTGAAAAACCACCATTTGTTAATTGGACAATTGTCAAAGGAGATACAGCCTCTTTTATGGTTTATCTTACAGATGATTCAAAGCAGCCTTTGGTTATTCCTGATTGGGATATTGAAGTAGAATTTAAAAGACCTACAACTCCAGTTAATCCTCAAATAATTACGGATGCTGCAACCTTGCTTTTTACAATTACTCCAGAGCAAGATCTATCAGATGGTGATGGTGAATTTAAGGTTAATTTAACTGCTGCTCAAACCACACTGCTTAGAACAAATGATATTTTTGATATTGAAATTCGTCTTCCACAAAACACGCTTGTTTGGACAGTTGCTCAAGGGAAGATTACTCTCCTTGAGGATGTTACAAACTAATGGCAACAGTTACTATAAATAGTAATACCCCAGTTTTTACAAGATCTATTGATAGAGTTTCTTTTCCAAATACCGAAATTATAGAGCAAAATCGTGGGGTAAGGATAAACTCAGTCCTACCATTTAGAATAAGGTTTACGACAATACAGATACCAAATTCTATTGCCAATATCCCTGCAATTCCACTACAAATTATTGGTCTATCTAACTATATACTTTAAAATGCATGATATAATACAAACATGGCTAAGTTATCAATCACTAGTATAAAGTCTCTGTTTCAAACAGGTGACCGTCCAAGTCAAACAAACTATGAAGATTTGATTGACAGCACTTCTGCACGATCAACAGACTTAGGTTCTGATGGTAATAATGAAGTAACTATCAACGGCATTGAAAATTCAACAATTTTTGATAACTTTCTTGCCAGCGAATGGAGATCAGTTAAGTACTTGGTCTCAATTAAAAAAACTTCTGGAGGCGCAAATAAATATTGGGCTTCAGAATTAACTATAGTCCCTGATGCTACAGATGTAAACGTCAGTGAATATGGAACAGTAGACAATGATG